GCCGATGGCGGAAGGTTGCCGCCTCGCGGCGTGAGGTTGTTGCGCTCTGCATAACCGGCAAGGATATCGTCGGCCTTTTTTGATTGCTCGGCATTGAGTGGCGCGTTCGGATCGACCTTCAGAAACTTCGCAATATTGCCTGCGACCACACCAACCTTGTCACTGTCGGGCAATAGATCAGTGACGCGCGAGATAATACTACCGGCGGAATCTCCTTGCGGCGAGTTCGCGGCGGGCGGCGGCAGCGGCCGCGCAGCAACGGGGGCAGGTGCAGAACCTCCCGGCGCGGCACCTGGTGGTGGAGTGACTGGCTGCCCTCCTCCACCCCACATCGGCGACATTGGTGCCGGCTGTTGCTGTAATATCGCCAGCGCGCCGGCGTAGTCGCCCTTCTGTGCCAAGATTTGGGCGACCTTGGCCTGGTCCACCTGTTTGGTTGCAGGATCGACCGGCAGTCCGTTCGGAAAGGCTTTGCCGAGGTCGATCTGCTGCTGAGTTACTTGCTCCTGTTGCTGCGCCTGCTTGATCCGCTCGGCGTTGAGCTGCTGCTCTTGCTGTTTGGTCTTGGCCGCATACGGATCATCCGCCGCCCAGTTCGAAAACTGGGCAAAGTTCAAGAGCGGCGCGCTGTAGCTCGCGCCGCCGGGAGGAGATACGCCGTTGTCGAAGGCCATCAAGCCGCCTCGAGGAAGCGCGCCAACTCAGACGCGTATTGCGTGGCACGGCTATAATCCACGGCCTTGTAGCCGCCGATTTCCGTCACAGCGCCCGGGTTGGTCTTTTCGACCTCCTGCGCCATCACGCCGATGCGCGGCGTCGGGTCGCCGATGTAGCGATAGCGATAGATGTTGGTGCCGTCATAGAGCTCACCGACCGGTTCGATGTCTTCCTTCAGCCGTTCATCGGAGAACATCGACATCAGCGCCGATCCCGCGCCGGAGACGGCATTGCCGCCGAGCGTACCGCCGCCAGTCGTCTTCATGCCGCCGATGCCTCCCAGCATGTTCCAGAAATTACCGCTCGCCGTCAGCCCCGCCAGATCGGCATTCGCGTTGGCATTGCCAATCCCGGTCTGGGTCGAGAAGTTGAGGTTCGCCAACTGGTCCTGCTGTCCGGCAATGGCGTTACCCTGGCCGGTGTAAGTGTTGGCGATGCCGCCGGCTGCCGAATTCGCAGCACCTAGATACGGCTGCAGCTGGCTGACATAGTTGTTGTACGTCGTACCGGCGAGGCCCTGGTTGAACTTCGACAGTGCCAGCGCCTGGTTGCCGCTAGCATTCATCCCGGTTGCAGCCGCCTGCGCGTTGATCGCGTCATCGCCCTGCTGCTTCTGGAACTGATAGCCCGGGGTGTTCTCCAGAAACGTCTGCGCGGTATTGGACGCGGTCGGGCCGTTCAATCCCAAGACATTGCCGAGCTGCGCGGTGCCGGCATTGGCGCCGGAAAAGTTCGACAAATACGGCTGCATCGCCGAGGTATAGTTCGACCCGATGGTGCCGATCGCCTGGTTGATGTTGCCCGTGGCCTGCGTATTGCCGGCATTGAGGCCCGCGATCTGGTCTTGCGCGGCCTTCTGCTGGTCGTCGGTGTTGAAAATATCGAAAATTCCCATCAGACCACCCTCACCATCAGTTGCGAACCGTTGCGGTAGAGATTTCCCACGCCGACACCAGCGGTCGCGGCCGCGGCGTCATTCACTGCGTTCGGTAACGTGGCCGGATTGCCGACAGAGAACGCATCGAGATTCGAGACGTATTGAGCGAACGCCTGTATTGCCTTGCCGTCCTTGTTGGCGATCGGAAACGACGGGTCGAATTTTGTCCTAGCCATGCGGCGAGACCTCGCGCGGATCGGCCGACATCGTCGCTCCCAACAGGCCGCGATAGACCGGATCGGTGATATCGATGCGCCAGCGCACGCCCATCGCTCCGGATTGGCCGCGGTTCTTGACACTGGCCCGGGCGCGTTTGGTTCTGGCTTGCGGCGAGAGCGAGCGGATCGAAGGAACATCGTAACTCAAGCCGCCATCCTTCGAGCACGAGATCGCGCATTGCGGATTGATCGCTCCCGGAGGCGAGGTGATATCGGTCGCGACGCCGCCCGAAATGTAGGCGATCGAAAAATGCGTGCCCTGCAGTTCGATATGGGTGGCGTCTACCACCGTCATCGGAAACACCCCGTTGGCTTCGATCGTGCCGAGCACGCCCGCAATCCGGACCTGGTCGCCGGTCTTGGCCTGCGAGGTCTGGTTCACGGTCAACCGCACCACGCCGCCAGTGCCAGCGGCAGCGCCCAACACCGTCATCTGATAATTACCGACGTTCTGCCCGACACCGAACACGAAATCAAAATCGGCGCGCGCGATGCGTAGTTGCTGCGGGAAGTCACGGACGGGTCCGGATTCGATCCGGAACAGTTGGAACGCGCCGTTCTCGGTATAGTTGGTGTTGTCGTGAAACAAGAGGTTGCCGGATTGCTGATCGCCGACGATCCACTTGTTGAAGGCCGGATGACCGCCGGTCGCGCGCCAGCGCCCATAGACGCCACCCAGCAGCGATTGCCGCTCGTTCCACTTTTTGGTCGAGAGGTTGAATTCCCACGACCACAATGGCGACGACAGATGCCAGAACTTCTTGCCGCCCTCGCTGTAGCAGCCAGCCTCCAGCAAATTGCCGGCGCGGACCTGGGCTTCGATCAGCCGGTCCAGATCGGACGGCGACACTTTTATGGGCGCCAGAGAGCCCGGCGACAGCCAGTACACGCCGAAATCCTGCGCCACCCATAATAGTTCCGAAAACCCGGTTTCCCAGCCCGCGATTGCAGCGGACTGGACCAGACCGAATTCCAGCACGGTCAATCGGCCATACGGAAACGCCGGCGCGCCGTTGGCGACATCCTGCCACACTTCGCAGGATCCGGTGGTGAACAGGAACGAAAGCCCGGAAAATGGAATCCCGCGCAGCAGCACCACGTCGGCTTTGGACTGCACGGTGATGAACGTCAGCGCATTCATCACGAGCGAATTTAGCGCGGTCGCAAACACCCGGCCGTCGGCGATGGTGAAGAAGAAGTAGCCGTCCTGAAACCAGACGCTGTTGGGTTGCGGCAGGATCCCGGCCGCATTGTAGAATACCGGCGCGCCGCCGCCGGACAATTGATAAGCGCCGTTGTCGACGTCGACCGCGACGACGTCGGGATTGCCGGCTTGGTTCCGCGCGATCGAGACTTTCTTCGTTCCGGGAAACGCGCCGAGCACATTGACGACGCCGGCGGATGTCACGGTCACGGCGGTGTTTAGGAAAACCTCGTAAGACAGGTTGTTGACCAGAAGCCCGCCGCGGTAGCCGGTCTGCGCCGTGATCGCAGCTTGCGATAGTCCCGACGATCCGCGCCAGACCTGCGGCGCCGGCGCCGACGGCTTTGACGGTTCGCCCAATGGCTCGGCATAGCAGTTGATCAGCCTCCCTGCGCCTTCCTGAGGGTTGGCGCCAGGAAATGACGACAGCGGGAACGGGATGGGTGAAGGCTTGCCCATCAGTAGTTCACAAACCGCAGTGGCTCATAGGTCGGCCGGCCACGGTTCATGATCTTGAGCGACTTTGCGGCGGTGCCAGCGCCGATCTCGACACCGGCCGCCCCGCCAAGGCCCTTGTTGACCTTGTCGGTGAACTCCTGGCCCACCAGGCCAAACTTGGAAGCACATTCGCCGGCGACGATATCGGCAAGATCGGCAAACCACGCCCCCGGGATGTTGTCGGCATCGGAGACGAAGACGATCTCTAACCCGGCCAGTTTGCGATAGATCGCATCGAGCTTCTCGTTGACCCATGAAAAATCCTCCGGGTCGATCGGCTGTCCGGCAGAAAGCACGCCGAGATTGCTCAGCGCCTCACTGACGAGGTCGGCGGACGAACGAAACGGAGAATTGATTGCCATCACGCCGACCAGGGCAGTTCGTTGAAGCCGTGACTGATCCACATGGTGGCAACCTGCGGCTCGGTCATCTCATCGGCCCTTGCCAATTCGTGCAGCTTCGGCATGAACAAAGTCGCAATCCAGGCGTAGTCGTCGGAACCGACTTCGCAGGCCGCGCGCAGATCGCGGTCTTTCGCAAAGCGGCCGATCAACTGATCGGCGTGCTGGATGGCCGGATCTTTCAACCACCTGACGAGATAGGCGCGATACTCCGATGACGTCGTCGGGGTTGTCGCGGTTTCGCGCTGAACGGCTTCATTGCCGACGCGGAAGAACTTGTTTCCGCGCGCGTGTTCGAAATGCTCCGCCGGAGCCGTGAACTCCTTTGGGATGTTCGCATGCACAGTGTAGCCGCGCCATTTCGTGACCGATGGGTCCATTGGACCGGGAAGGTACGTGATGGTTTCAGTGACCATCTGTGAAGCGGCCGTCTCTTCCGCCTCAGCGGTCTTTGGTGCTTTCGCCATGGAGACTCCTGTTCTTGAAAAAAGGATGGATGATCGCGGCAATCCCTACTTAGAACTGCTGACCACTTGCCTGATTCAGGCCGGGCAAAACAGTCATCGTGATCGCTTGTGGAAAATCCGCATTGAAGGTCGAGGGTGCGACGGTGTCCGCGAACCCGCATATCAAGTTCTTGTTTTCCACATAGACCTGCACCCCGAACAGACTGGATCCACTGACGGGTTGGTAGAACACGTGGAGCGGCTTCATTTCCTTTACGGCCGCAAGGAAGTCGGCATACAGGTTGAAATGAACGACGATCATGTCTCTCTCCTGAGGTTGATGGAGATCGCCCGGCGAACTCGCACGCGCCGGGCGATCTGGCTTGTCGATCAGCAGGCCGTCGCGGTGCCGCCGAACGGCACGCCCGGCAGGCAGCTGCCGTCATTGGGCGCGAAATAGGCAATGATGAAGATAATCTGCCCTGTAGTACCCTGGCTGCCGGCGGCACCAACCGTATAAGTCGCATAAATGTCGAAGCCGCCATTGGCCCCGGTGGAGGCTGCGCCGGCCCCCGTCACGAGTTCGCCGGCTCCAGCAAAACCTGTGTTGTATGCAGCAACCAAGGAGCCGGTGCTGAAGACGTTGAGTGCAGCCATGATATTCGCGGACTGCCCGGACGTGCCGAGTGCAATCGTGGCCGATGTGGTCGGATTGAAAAACGTAATGATCTGCGACGAGATCGACACCAGGAACGCGTTGTAGGGCACCGACGCTACCCGCATCGAACATGCGGTATCGGCGGCGCGCAGCGGACACTGGCTGAAGTTGTACGTGAACCGCACGTAGTGGATCATCTGCTCGTTGAAGTAACGAGGCGGCTGGCTCTGCAGCGGCGTGATGGTCAGCGTGGTCGCGAGCACCGGACCGGCGAGCAGACCGGCGATGCCAACCGAAACCGCCAGCGCGAGCAGAGCAGTTCGCATGTGTGCGCCGGCCGCCCGCAGATTTTGAAGGATCTTCTGTTTCATGGGATGGCCTCCAGGCCAGATGATGAGATGAGGGAAAGAGGGCGGCGCGAGCGAAAAGCCGCGCCGCCCGTTCAATCAAGCAGGGCCGGCTTTAGTTGTCGGCGACCGCGGCGAAGAAGCCGGTATAGATGCCCCACTCCTTGAAGTTGCCGGCGGCATTGAGTTTGGCGATTTTGCCAACGCCGTAACACATCTTGACGCCCGCGCCGCGGATGAACTGATAGTCATCCTCTTTGAGGAACGTCGGCGTCGGCATCTTGCCCCAGCACCAGGCGACCGCTCCCTGCCCGCACAGGAAGGCGGGCGCAATCTGGATACCGGTATTGCCTGCGGTCTGGTAGAACATCGGCAGCCGCAGCGACTGCTCGGGGATTTCCCGGATGATGACGCCGTTGTACAAGAGATCGCCGTCAACGAAGATCGGGTTCTTCAGGTAGCCCTGCTGTTCCCTCGCGCGCGAGTTCTGGTTCGCGGTCTTGATGTCGGCATCGTTCTGCGCGTCGCGGAACTGCTCCTGTCCGACGAACAGCACGAACCACTCGGTACCGTTTTCCTTCAGCTTGTAGGGCCGAATGCGCGGGTTGGCCTTTTTCGCCGAACGCTTCATCCGGTTGACCAGGGCGCCGGACAGCGTCATGCCGGCGGTGATGGCACCCATAGAGGCTGCGAAGTTACCCGGTGTCAGGTTCGCGGTATTGCCCGAACCGATCAGGATGCGATCGGCGTTGTCGGTGATCCAGGTGTTGCGTTGGGCAGCCGTCGCCGATCGCAT